GCCATCATCATCTTTGGCGGCATTGGCGTACTTTTAGCCTGGAGGGGATAAATGAACACACGATTTCTTAAACAAGTAAGACGCATATTTTCACGGTATGACGCACCGCCTGAAGTTATCCGTTCTTATCAACGCCAATGGGTGCGCTCTGTGCGCCAGCTTGGTAATAAATGGTTAGTCGCTAAACAAATTGAAAGGATCGAATCATGAAAAATTTAGCAACCGCATTGGTCAAGGCTCAAAAGGCGTTTGGCCCTGCTTTAAAGTCCTCTACAAACCCGCATTTCAAGTCACGCTATGCTGACCTATCCGCTTGCGTTGAAGCTGTCCTAGACGCTTTAAACAACAACGGCATTGCCTTAGTGCAAAAATCTTATGACTGTGAAAATGGCGTGATGGTTGAAACCATGTTTGTCCATGAGTCAGGCGAAATGATGGAATGCGGCATTCTGCACTTTCCCGCAAGCAAAGCAGACCCACAAGGCCACATGAGCGCTTTAACCTATGCCCGCAGAGGATCGCTGATGGCAGCTTGTGGGATAGCCCCTGAAGATGATGATGGCAACGCAGCCAGCCGCAGAACTGTGATTACTTCAACAATTGACGAAAACGCCCTTGTAGACCATTTAGCGGCTATTGAGGCATCTACCGATCAAGACAGTTTGAAAAACGCCTACAAAGCCGCTTATGCCGCTTGTAACGGTGATTCTGATTGGCAGAAGAAAGTTATTGCAGCCAAAGACAAAGCAAAGGGGAAATTATGATTGAAATGATTGAACAAGGCTCAGACGCTTGGTTTGCAGCACGAATTGGTAAAGTCACCGCATCCCGTGTGGCTGATGTGCTTGCCAAGACCAAAACAGGCTATTCAACAACCCGTGACAACTACATGGCGCAGCTGGTGTGCGAACGCCTGACGGGTCAAAAGGGCGACAGTTTCACAAATGCTGCCATGCAACATGGAACTGAAACAGAACCGTTAGCCCGTATATCGTATGAAGTTGCCCAAAACGTATTGGTTGATGAAGTGGGGTTTGTCCCTCACCCATCCATCATTATGGCGGGCGCTTCCCCTGATGGCCTGGTTGGTGACGATGGCCTGTTGGAAATCAAATGCCCCAATACAGCCACGCACATTGAGACTTTGTTGTCTCAAACTGTGCCAGGCAAATACAACACCCAGATGCAATTCCAAATGGCTTGCACAGGGCGCAGCTGGTGTGACTTTGTGTCTTTTGACAACCGTCTGCCCGCAGAACTTCAGTTGTTTGTTAAACGTGTCCCAAGGGACAATATGTATATCAGACTAATGGAAGAAGAAATTGTCAAATTCTTAAATGAACTTGATATAAAAATTGCTCAACTTATGGAAATTAAAAATGTCTAAAACTCTCAAAATTGTCAAAGCCTCTATTGGTTCTTACACAGATAAAGATGGCAAAACAAAACACCGTTATCGGGCTATTGGCAGCGTTATTGAAACCAAGGCGGGTGAAATGTTGATCATTGATGTTGAGCCACGCAATTGGGATGGACGGGCATTTTTAAATGATCCTGAAGATACTTACAAAGGTCTGCCAAAAGACGATGACATAGATTTTTGATCAACGGGGGGAAAGCCATGCAATTTTGCTTGCGGACGAATGGTTAGTACCCCCACCCATTAGGAACAATCATGGACTACAAAAAAATGTTTGACAAAATATTTCCCGAATTTCCACGGGTCAGGGCCAACGATCCTGTAACGTCATTTGAGGCAGCTGAGTCAATCAAAGACGCTGCACCCCAACATCACCAGGTTATTTTTGATTGCCTCAAGTTTTACGGGCCACTTGGCAAAGATGGCATTTCAGCTTTGACAATGTTAGACGGCAACCAAGTCGCCAGGCGCTTAAACGAAATGAAAGTAATTGGGCTTATCCAATTGACGGGCAACACGGTTAAATCCAATTCAGGCAGAAATGAAAGAGAATGGCAATGTATCCAATCGGACTAGGCGGCAATCAACCCGTTCATAAACTTAGAACTTGTAATAAATGCGATGAAACCAAACCACCTGAAGGCGGCATTGACATGGGCCACAAATGGATTTGCCAAACTTGTTGGATTCTTAGAACCACAGGGCGGCATCAAAGGGACAAGCAAACCCTGCCCGCCTTGTAATGGTAACTGTAACCAAGGAAGAAATTGTCCAAATGACCAAAGACGATCTAATTAGTTTGCTACGCATGACAGGCGCTCAAGAGAACTCTATAGAGGCCGTGTGCGCTGCTTACGATGCGGGTTGGAACGATGCCCTTGACGATTACGCAAAACGCATAGAGCCGCTGCCTTTTGGCAAAGTCACAATTGACAGCTTTAGTATTTTTATCAAAGACGCTAAGAAATAAGAACGCACTCGGCTTTTCTGCGTTTCAGTAAGCCTGGCAACACTTTGCCGCCCCCTTTTGTCCACAGCATCAATTGCTCTTTAGCGCCCTCCCAATCCCCTGCGTTTATCTTACGCTTAAGGGTTGAAGTTTGGAGTCGCCCATTCCCAAGGTTATAAACAAAGTCCACGATGGCGTTGCACTTACGCTCATCAGTCGCAAGGATGGGGCATTGCCGCAACACGCCTGGCAAGTAAGTATGCTCAAGTTCCACCATCAGCAGCGCCCTTGCTGTAGGCTCATCCATAGGGGCATCTTCTAAGGTCACTTTGCGCCCGTCTGAATAGTAGGTTGACCCGTAGCCAATCGTAGCCACGTTAGCGGGGCATAGGTAAGGCTTAGACCTAAACCCCTCAAACTGGCGACACAGAGCAGCAGCCAGTTCTAGGTTCATATACCCCTCTTAGACAATGTACGGTCAAGAAACCAATAATTGATTGTTCCTGAGAGCAAAGCTGAAAAGTCAGGGGTCATCATGGTTTTAAACACTTCCACAGCTGGCGCACCATTTAACCAGGCGTTGTAGGCAAACCAAACATGGATAAATGACCACACAAACAAAACCCAATAAGTCACCATAGGGCGCACAGAGGCCGACAGGGAGGCAACCCATCCACCCGCTGCTTTAACCATCTCGGCCTGTTGAACAATGGCGTTGTTAAAGGCATCCATCACGCCCACATCAATGGCGGCTTCCCGTTGTGCGCCAATTTCAGCCAACTTCTGTTGACCACGCTGCGCTTCCAAGTCGCATTGGAACTTAAACATATTTAGTTCATGCTGACGCTCATTTTTCTTATCAAGCCACTTCAGCACTTCGGGGGCCATTCTAAAAATGCCACCAAAAATAGAACCCAACAAACCACCGCTTAAAACTTCAAACATGATCAATCCTCCGACATATCAGTTGCAGCCAGGTTAATGCGGGTCTTTAATGCCGCAATATCTTCAGGCTTATCTTTAAATCCAATGGCTACATATCCCGCAAACTTACCCATATCGGGAGGGATAGAGCCTCTACACATAAACTTAACACCTTGCTTAACACCCCACTCACCCACTTTAGATGACGGTTTAAATTCCTCACAAAGAATCTCACCATTAAGCATGGCAACCATTGCACCATTGCGGTCTGATGACGCATTAAACAATGAAGTAATAGAACCTTCAATAGCTTTTTCTCGTGAGCCATCAACATTTAACGCTAAGACCGTTGTGCGGCTATTGGTTGATAAATTGGCTTTGTGAACCAAAAGAACAATTCCATCCACATCTTTAAGCAAACTACGGGCAGGGGCAAGCAAGTTTTCCTGTTTAGCCAACTGAGGCATTTTGTCCTGAGTAGTAATTGCGTGAAGAATGACCTGGCGGGAATCCCAAGCAAAGTACCCAGCAAAGAATAAGAACGACAACAGAATGACCGTAAATAGCTTAAAAGGGTTATCTACCCACTCAATCAGGCCAATGACTTTGCCAAGTGCGCTGTCATCTTTTTTGGCCTCTGGCTTGGCAGCAGCTGGCGCAGCCAAAGACACATTGATTGTTTGTTCTGCTTTGGGTCTAGGTGTACGCCTTTTAACGGGCGCTACTTTGGCAGGGGCTTTTTTTGTAACCATGTTTAAACCAATATGTCTATTTTGCGGTTTGTAAAAATTTCTAAATTAAGTTGATTTCGTTCTGCTTTTTTAACATACAACTCAAACTCAAGATTATCAATTTTGTCCTTGACTTTTTTCATTTTTAAGGCTTGTTTGTATTCTTCTTCAAGTCGTTCAGCCCTGCGTTCTAGCGCATCAGTTTTGTTTGGGTAGCCCTCTGGCTGCACCATTGGATACCACTTGTGTATTGGAGGAATCATTTTTCACGCTCTTGTGCCTCTTTGTACCCGTGAATAACTGCTGCTCTTAACCAGGTGCTATCCGCTGACCCAGCCCATTCTGATAAATTGTTCCACATAACAATATAGTCTGAAGCCTTGCAATGTTTGGCATTGTTCTCAAGCCAAGCCAACATCTTAAAATGGCGCTCTGTAGGGTCATGGACGGTGTAGCCAATTCCATAGAATTCCCTAACGTGACAGCCATTCTTGGCTACCGCACCAACTAGCCCAAACAGTAATAACAGAATGAGCCAACGCATTCATTTACTTTGACCAATAATGTGAAATGTAACCAAAGATTGAGGAAACGCCTGACACTAAAGCCATGCCCATCCAAAAACCGCCACGGCCTTTGTTGGCTAATTCAATCAACGTATCTAGTTGGGCTTCCATTTTGTCAATTTTGGCTTCCATAGATTCAACTTTTTGCCAAAGAACCCCGTATTTGACCAAATCAATTTCAGCCATATCAACTCTTTTGGATAAACGCAAGCGCATAGTAAAGCGGCAAGTTTGTGCCGCCTGAACCCGTTACGGCTGACGTAAAGCCGCCTGTATTGCCCACAGCGTAAGTATTACCCGCACCCACCACAAACCGATCACGCAAGTCTGGTGTGCCGTTTTGACCATCGCAAAGGTAGTAGCCCGCAGGGATTGAGCCAATAGAGCCTGACCACATCACAATTGCACCCGATGGAATTGGGGTTACGGCTGCGCTAGTCCCCAAGATGCCATAAAGGTTGTCGTAAGTGGCAATCTGCACATTTCCTGAGTCTGTCAAAACAAACTTGTAAGAAAAGCCTTCAGTTAGCCAAATCTCTTGTGGAGGCCGCCCACTTGTCCCCAACTGGATAGGATTGGTGTTAGCAATCGTTCCCGCTGAAGTGGTGTAAGTGGTTAGCGGAGTGCTAGAACCCGCTTGGTAGGTATAAATATACCCACCGTTTAAGGGAATGCCTGTGTTGGTAAAGAATTGAAAACCGTTACCAATTGGTGCGAGATTGACTGCCATGTTTATTTTCCTAAGTCTGAAAGTTTAGTGCCAGCGCCAGGCTTTAAAGATTCTTTTGTTTGCTTTATTGCGGCTCTGTTTGCCAAGGCTTCACGGGTCATTGTGCCAATAGGAACAACGCCAAATCCTGCCACATTAGCGGCTTTTTCTAAACCGCCTTTAGCCATCTCTTTAGCACCCGCCACAAATGTGTTGGATTGGTTTACATAACTTCCACGGGGTTGCGCTTGGGTATATCTAGCCACATTACCCAAAGCCCGTAACTGTTGGGCAGTCTCACCGTCAACTAATTCTAGCAATCTAGGATCAAGTTGTTTAAGCGCTTTGTTATACCCTGCTTGGCTGAAGTTACCGTTATCATTTATAACGCCAGCTTTGTCTTTAAGATAATTCACAACAGCCGCAGACACCGCTTGATGGCCTTCTGAACCCTTGCCAAGTTGTGCCGTCAGCGCCTCTAAATCACGCTTATTGCCACCAATAATATATTTGGCAATAAACTTATCGGGTACTGCATCATTGACCGCAGCGTCATAAGCTGGGTCTTTTTTCAGCATATCAAATCTAGCTTTAGCCGCACTTCTAGCTTCGTTTGCCAAAGGCTTGAGGGCTTCAGCTTCACCAGACAAAGGTAGTTCTTCCAAAGCCGTGCGAACAATACTAGAGGCGGTTTTAGCGTTGCCATCACCTGAACGCTCTGCTTTACGCATCTCTGCTGCCAAGTTAGTCCTCATGGCCTCAAAGTTTTCAAACGTCATTGTCTCGCCATTTTTGTAGCGTTCTAATTGTTTGGCAATAGCGGGGGGCAAGAAATCTGTTTTAAGGTCTTTGCCCAACATTTTTTCAGCATTGACGGCAAATTGTTTTCCATCAATAGGAAAGTCACCGCCAGCGGCATCTTTGAGCGCTTTGTATTTGGCAGAAATGTCAGCAGTTCTTGTGTCGTCAAGTGCTTTGTAAGCATTGATTACAGTTTCAGCATTTTCAATGTAGTTTGTGCCATATACATCAGGGGCGGCTTTGTCCCTAATAGCGTTCATGTTCTCAATCAATTTACCATTTTGCTCATTAAAACGATTAGCCAAATCAGGGTTTTTTCCCCTCATGTTCATTTCGTCAGATAGCAAATTTATATCTTGTGTAGCTTGACCACGGGTCAAACGCACAGGCACAGGCAATGTATCAGCCTCAACATGGCGCTCAAGAGCGGGCATATTAAGCTGATTGATTGGTGTAGATCGTATTTCGTTTTGCAGTTCAGGGCTTACTTTGGCAAGCATAGCGTTGACTGTAGCTTGATCAGTTGTAGCCGCAGCGCCCGCACTTTGCAAACCACCTTTGGCTTGAAACTGTTGTTGCATTTGCGCTTCTGCGGGAGTGCGAATTTCACGCCCCCATTGGCTTAAAGTTTCAGCACCTTTAACAAACGGTTTAGCAGCAATAGCTAAAGGTTTGGCGGCTAAAGCTGGTGCGGCTAATGTTGCCGTTCCCATCATGTTTTGCACATCAGGAAGTGGCAAGCCTGTTTTTTGGGCAATCCACTCAGCGCCTTTATTGATGTTCTCACCAATGAAGTCCATGATTTGTCGTGATGCTTCAGCTTTGTAAGCGGGGGATTCAGTCACACCAAAAGTTTTACCAAATGGTTTTTCTAATGCACTTGTGACAGCTTGACCATATTCTTGCGCTTTTTCAGGCGTTGTAAATGGACGGGATGCCGCTTGAACAACTTGGCCAGTCATAGGCAAAACACCGCCAACGGTAGTGTCAGCCAATGACGCAAGACTAGCGCCAAAATCTTTTTTGCCTTCTTGAAATTTGTTGTAGAACTGAGCCGCTAATGGAAGTTCTGTTTTCTTTTCAGCTTTCTTTTCTTCTTGCGTTTTTCCTGTAGGCGTTGATTCCCATAGATCAGCCAATGTTTGACCACTAGCTTGTGTGGTTTGTGGTGTAGATTGAACTTTGCCACCCATTTCACGGGTTATGGCTTCAATGTCTCTTTGCGCCCTTGCATCACCTGATTGCAAGCGTTGCTGTGCTTTGGTCATCTCGTCTTGCAACGTAGCCATACGGTCAGCCTGACGTTTATCAGGCGTTGCCGTTGTAGGGGCGGCATCCCAAAGTTCAGCAAGACTAGCCATTATTTAATAATCCCCAACATTTTTGCTTGCTGAATTTTTCTACTCATGTCGGCAATATCTTGTTTAGACATTGATGCTTTGAGTTTTGCCACCTGTTCAGGGGTCATTTCTTGAAAAATTCTAGGGTCAGCAAATTGATTAAACAATTGTGATTTCTCTTGATACTTTACAGGATCATTGCGGAATTGTCCTAAATACTCTGCACGTTTTTCTTTTAATCTTTCCACACCAATCATTTGGTCTGAAACTTCTTTAATAGCCTGTAAAGTCATTTTGCCGCTTGGGTTGGCAATTTCAGCCATAGCCCTAGCCGCATCAGTATTGCCTCCCGCCAATGCCAACAATCGAGTGTTCTTAGCCAACTCGTCTGTGGCGGTATTTTCAGCCGTGTAAGCGTCGATACCCGCTGCGTTCAGAATACCCGCTGCCAACTTCTTACGCTCTGCACCAACACCCGTAAAGCCTTCTGGTGCAATCTTTTTAATGTTTTGAAAGATGGCAATTCTAGGTTGTGCTTCTTTAGAGGCGTTATAAGTATCTTCCCAATCTTTATTGGCAATTCCTGTATTAGCACCAATTGTGCTTGCTATTTGTGGTGCAAGACCAGTAACCATTGGTGATTGTTGTTTAGTAGCCGCAGATGGGGGAATGTAAGTTGTTCCAACAGGCAAACCGTAAGGATTTCCTTCTACGGCTACTTGCGGTTGGCCTGGCCCAATCGTCAAAGGCTCTGACCGACCCGTCATGCTTATGCTTGGGGGTTGTCCTGTTGGACTCATTGGTGTGGTCAGAGTTTCTTTTAACTCGCTACCCGTATTGGTCAAACCAACTTTAGGCGCAAATTCTTGACGTTGTTGTGGGATAGACAACAAAGATGCAGACTCAGCCATTAAATCTTTTGTAATGTTTGGGCCAGCTTGGGCTTTCTTTAGCAAATCAATTCGTGCATTGATCATGCGTTCTAATGACGGGTTGTCAGGATTGTTTTTAATCAATCCTTCATACACTTTAATTATTTGTTTTGGATCATTAACGCCCATCAATCCTAGTGAATGATCTGTGTTACCAATAATAGTTCGTTCAGTTTGCGTCAATGCTTGCTTGGCACTAGCCGCTTCTGTTTGGCTTTTGTGCAATCCACTCAATGAACTAATAACGTCAGCGCCTGTCAACGGGGCAATCTTTGGAATGACCGAATTGATCTTGTCCATGTCAATGCGACCATTTGTCTGCCAATTAGATGGGTTGCTTGTGAACTCTTGAAGTCTTAAACGCTCATTGTTTTTTTGGTTTAAAACTTGGTTTTCAATTTGGGCTTTTTCTAAAGCCAAGGGATTCATTTGTCTTGCTTGCTCAACTTCTTGTTGTGCTTTTTGCAAAGCCAAAGGATTAAGTTGTTGCGCTTGTTGGAAGTTTTGAATTCCACCCGCCAGGTTGACCATTTCCCCAAGACTTGTCGTTTGGGGTTTAGCGTAATTTACGTTCATTGATAAGTCAGCCATGATTTGTCCTTATGTCGCTTTAAGCATAGAGCCAAGTAATGCAGTATTGCCAAGGTTGCT